GTGGGTAGCGAAGCGGATGGTCCACCGAGCTACTATGCGATGCAGTTCTCGAAGTGTAAGTCGCAAGATAGATCCGGGCTGACGGCATTGAGTCCGACACGGCAGCGGTGTTCAAGCGCAGTCGATCACTAACTCAACACGACGATTCGTGTTGCGAGGAAGAGTGCGAAAGCACGACACGGGTACGCCTCACAAGCGTTATCAACAGATTGGTCAAAACGAAACCCAAGCTCTGCCGTCCTGCAACTTGGTCCGTGGCAAACAAACCAAGACTGTTGGCCTCCGTCCAGTCAACATGCTGGACGAGCATCATCGCTAACTAACAACAGAACCTTCCCGAGCTATTGCCACGGGATATGGATGTGACTTTAAAGGACAAGCGATGACCAATATTGAACCAATATGCGCCAACTGCCGACACTACAACCATAGCGGCTTTTGCGCAGCGCCGGTGCCACAGTGGGTCGAAGTGCAAGGGCAATCATGTGAGATGCGCCCGGACGCTGACGCCAGCGACTGCCCCTGCTTTGACCAAGATGATTCAGGCAGGCCCTGAAGCCCCACAACGATTGTCATCACCGAGCCCCGACCAAGGGATTCAACACAAGGAAAGATTTTATGGAAGTGGCAAACGACGTCGATGGGGCTTCGGTGCATGACTTTGTTCTGCTGTCTTTTGGCGGTGGAGTCAACAGTACCGCATTGCTTGTCGGCTTGGAGGAACGCGAAAAACGACCGGACGCCATTTTGTTCGCGGACACAGGCGGCGAAAAGCCGGGAACGTATCAGCACATAGAACGAATGCAAGAATGGTTAGCGTCCAAGAAGTTTCCGCCAATCACGGTGGTAAAGCAAAAGCTAACGCTAGAGGCAGATTGCTTGGAGCGTGAAACGCTTCCAGGGAAAGCCTTTGGTTTCGGATCGTGCAGCGATAGATTTAAGATACAACCGCAAAAGAAATGGTTACGAGACAACGACATCAAAAACCCAATGTGGTTGGTCGGGATCCATAGCGGCGAAAAACATCGTGCGGAACGCACATTGAACCAAAGGACAGACGTTAGATTTCCATTGATCGAATGGGGTTGGGACCAAGAGGATTGCATCGAAGCTATTCGATGTGCAGGGTTGCCGATCCCGATTAAGTCAGCGTGTTTCTATTGTCCGTCGATGCGGAAAGCAGAAGTTTTGGCGTTAGCCAAAAGTGACCCCGAGCTGCTTCAGCGAGCTATCGAAATGGAGCGAGTAGCGAAAGAGGCTGGCACGTTGCAAACCGTGAAAGGTTTGGGGCGTCGATGGTCCTGGGAGTCGCTAGTCAAGGCGGAAGAATCACAGTTGAGGTTGCCATTGTTTGACGATGTGCAAGCCCCGATATGTGACCAGTGCGTCGATTGGTAGATCAGCATAATTCACACTTGGGCGACATGCGACGAGTCGTCGCCAGACAGCCGAAGCGAAGCGATGGGCGACATCGCCAAGAAGTGTAAAGAAGGTTTGGAAGACTGAGACGGATTGCTCGCAGGCTGGGATTGATTACACTTAACGCAATCAGGTTCCTGGAAACCGTTTTGGTTGCGGATTGGTCGCAGGCTGGGATTGATTACACTTCGCCGGTAGGTTCCCCGATGCTTTTCGTCGTTGCGGATTGGTCGCAGGCTGGGATTGATTACACTCTTTTCGGCTCGAACAATTCGCACCGCCTTAACGAGCACTCGACGATTTCCGAGCGTGGCACGTCGTAACTTGATATCTTGCTTCCGTCCGACAAGATTATCCCGTTGTACTTAATCGGTTCGATTGACCAACAGTACGCTGGCTCTACTGTTGCCGTCGGTCGGATTAGCTTTGAGCACTGATAGATTGCTCGTGGTCCATTGCATCCGCAATCCGCTACGCCTACTTGGTCTCCACGATGTACGCATACTACTGGCAGCGAGCGAGGCTTTCGCAACTCGCTAGGGTACACGTGAACCTTGTGCGATGGCTCGACCGGCTTGAACGGCTCGCCTGCAGGCAATGCCTGTTTACAACACTTCAAACCCGCAAAGGAATTGACTTCGTTGATGAACCGTCTTTGACACTTTGGGCAGCGTACTTCAAACATCAAACCAAATCGATCAGCGAGACCGATACTTCCTCCGCCAAGCAGGTTGGTATTGTTCCAGTCGAATCGTGTTGCGCATATAGATAGCCGTCCAAGAATTTCGAAAGGCTAAACAACGGGGCTTTCATGGGCGGACTTGCGCAATCGAACATATTCGTTGCAATGCAGTCGCTCCATCCGCATTGAGTAAAGACGTCTTCGATTACATCGCCTAACGGCTCAATCAATTGGATCGACCCAGCAGTCCCATAGTTTGGGGTTGGACAATCTAAGTTCTGATCTGGTGGCTTGCCTCCACCACACACGTAGAATGGACATCCGATGCCACCATTAAGCCCCGTGATGAATGGGGCTCTCGTGGAGTTTTCTTCAGCGATGCCAAATTGGAATAGCTCAGAGTCGTAGTCTAATAGGTCGGACTCTGTAAACTGCAATACAGCCGGCGAGTATTCTAGCTCGCACCAATCAACTGGGATCGTTTTCTTTTGCACGGGAACTAGCTCGTTATAGACGATGCCGTTCATGCGATTGCCTTCGACGAACTCCATCAATCGCAGCCCGCAATATTCACTTTTCGGAACGACTGCCCCAGCTTCGGCAGTAGGTGCTGCCCCATCTACGATGTATGTTGGGAAGCCACACACGTTGTCGTCTGCATCAATTCCTAACATGCTAAGCGTAATGTCCATCAATGCGCTTACATAGGAGCAGCTTTCTTGGACTGTCCATGTGTACGTCGTCTCGTGTAAGACTTGAATGGTCCACGGTCCTGGACCCTCTTCGTCGCAGCATTCGTTAGCGCCGCAAAAGTAAACCCAGTCCTCGTGAAGGTTCGACTTCTGCACACAAACTTCCAGAGACTCGAATACAAACAGCTCGTTGTAGATGGTGACTGTTACTTCTGTTGGCTTAACTTCGACTTGAACCCACATCACTGTGATAGGTGTCCAGCGTTGAGCAATCACAGCACCCGTTCTATAGACCTGGTCTCGCTCGTCTTGGGTTGTTGCGATATCGCTTGGGTCGCATCCAGTAGGCTTTACCCACCCTGTAACATATGGAAACGGTGAGCCATCACACTCATTGCTCGCACAGCCTGCATCATTCGCGACTGTGCATGGATCATTTATTCCTGGGTCTGGTGCCTCGCAGTCGCAGCAGGTACACACTAATCCTGTGCATGTCGTTGGCGTACCGTCGCACCACTTGCTTGAGATGGTTTGCCACCACTCAACTTCAATCAAAGTTGTAAGAGGAGTGCCAACACTATACGCGGCAGGAAATCGTTTGAATCGGCTGCAATTCTGAGCCGTAAATGAGCGAGCGTCTGGCAGTGGAACTATCTCTGTTCCGTTTGCTATTCCTGGATTGCTGCCGATAGCAATGGTAAACGTATTGGTCACGTTGTTTGCAGTGGCTATCGTGTACGTCACACCACCAATACTCACTTCTTCGCCAGCACTAAAGGCGCGTACACCATCATGGGTAACAGTCCACACTCCAGCGGCAAAGGATGTGGCTGTGACCTCGGGTCGCACTAATAAATCCGAATAGTTGCAGCCACCACAACCTACACTTATTACCTCGTAAAGAAACCCACTGATAGGTAGCGAGCAATTAACGCATTCTCCACAACATGCTTGCGATTGACAGCCTGGGTTGTTTTTCTTAAACGCCATACTCACTCACCGCAATCATCGAACAAGACTACCCATTGAGCGGTAGCATACTCTCGCCCTACATAAATGATTCGGTCCGTGTCAATCGATCCCGATGACAAATTGTATATCGTTATTTCTTTAGACCCATGCCAATCTTCAATCGCTGTACCGTTTAAGCTCAAGAGCGTAGCCGTTCCACTACCTGCAGTCATCCCACTGCGAGCTGTTATGGTCGATGTAGTCTTAGCGATGTGCTGGCGATGCAAGAAGAATACTGGCTGCGATTGCTGCCCACCCTGCAAGACGAAACCGTTTCGCTTCAAGTAATCTACTACATCGCTGATTACCTGTGCGCGTTCGACGCTATAAACACCGTATTGCTTGACCAAAGATCAGTCCTCGAAGATTTTTACTTGCAGCTTGCATGCAGAGGTATTTGCTTTGGCATAGATAGTAGCTGCTGGCTTCAATCGAAACACTGCAGGTTCCCCGGGTTCCAATCGAATTCCATAGACGCCAGTCGAGAAGCCTAGCTCAACATAGTTGGTAGCGTCCAAGTTTTGAAAGTAAGCCCATCCGAGCGTCGATAGTTCGGATGTGGTAATTGTCTCTTCCGTTGTCCCTATCGTTTGATAGCCGGGCACAGGTCCGCCGACTGCAGCTTGTGTGAATTGCTGACTTCCAGAGGTAATGAACTCTCGCAAATTGCCATTGGCCACAGTCAAGGCAATGTTGACGCTAATTTCGTTTGCCATTAGATAAGTCCTAGTACAGAGAAAGGGAGCGAGGCATATCGCTGGAAGTATAAATAATACGCGTTATATGGATTGCTTTCGCGGGTGCCGTCCGCCTTCAGCAATTGCGGTCTCGTTGCGCCCTCGCCATCGATGATTATCCTGCGCTTACCATCCGGCGATGAGTTATCCCGTTCGTAATAGCCTTCGTGCCGAACTCTTGCATACCATGCCTTAGCTGGTGGCGTTTGTCCCCAAGGCATACGAAAGTGAATTGACGCATTCACGTTCCAACGTCCATTCGTTGCCGACTGCGCGGTGAAATTTACCATGCGAGCGACCCCTGGTGGATAGCCTAAGAATGTATCGCTGTTGGTTGAATGCAGATATTGGTGGGCTAGTTGCGAGGAGAAGTCTAGGAACGTTCGGCTAATCGTTGCGACTTGATCGCTTATCTTAACTGTGACTCCTTCCACTGGATCGCCAAGCGCGTTGACAATCGGCTGCCCATTCCAATCTCGATCTATCGGCTCGTCGCTTTCAACGCTGGCCCAAGTGATCGAAATAGGGTCCCAATTTTGATCGCCAACTTCGTTGCTTACAACTCCTTCGTACATGTATGTGATTATGTAATACACAGGCGATATACGTTGGATCTTAGTTGAAGCAGGCCAAGCGTTCATCACACCATCGCCATAGGGCTGCAATGGCAGAGGCAAATCCGGATGCTGGTAGATTTCCGGCAGCGTTGTATCGGGATCGCAGAAGACTTGATAGTTTGACTCTATGTTCATCTTCTGACCATCTTGCGAAGCATTAAATCGCGACCACATTTTATTTACTGCAAAGACAGCCATCAGCTTCTCGTTATCTCAACAAGTTGTGTATCGGGAGATTCGGACTCTTCCGTATTTTCTGCTATCCGTCGCTGTAGTTGAGTTTGCTTCTCACCTTCGCGTGCTGCCCGCGACATGTACTCTAGCATCTGCGCAAACGTTCGATCAACGTTACCACGTGTCCCTAACCGACTCTCCGCAGCTTGTAGTTCAGGAGCGTTTCGAGAACGTCGGAGATCTTCGATTTTTAATAGCTGTGCATCCACTTTCGCATTGTGTGCCGCTGCTGCTTTATCTTGATCTTCCGCTTCTTTTGCTGCTTTTGCTTGTGCTAGCTGCGCTTCAATCGCTGCTTGTAATTCTTGGATTCGATTCCATTGCTCTACCGTCTGAGCTTGTGACAACTGCTCTGCTTTGGTCACAGTTTCCTGTCCGACTTGCGCTATCCACAGTTGACGCTCAAGCTGTTCAATAACTTTCTCACCTGAATCTAATTGCTTTTGCGCTGCTGCTGCTGCTGCGTCCGCACGCTTGGACGTCTCCTCGGCGAGTTCCTTTTCTTGCTGGATTGCTGCTTCCCTAGCTTCGCGAGCTTTCTCCTCTGCATCGATAGCAGCTTGCGCTGCGGCCTCTCTCGCTTCTTCTACAGCCTTCAGCCATTCACGCGGTCGGTTCGCATTGAGGGCTTCCGCGAGCCAGCCAAAGTTCAGTGTGGTCATCGCAGCGAAGATCTCAAACGTTTGTTGAGCCATGCCAGCTAAAAACGCCATCGCATCGACTATGGTTGGTAACCATTGCTTCGCCAGTTCGATGATAGGCGGCACCCATTCAAGCAACGCTTCCGCGATCACCTGAATGAATGGGGCAAGCTCGGCTACTATTTGATTCATGACTCCCTCACCGGCAGCTTTAAGTCTGCCAAGGGCATCATTCATCGCACCAACACTTTGGGTTTGCTGTTCACTTACAGTCAGACCAAGTTCATTGGCAGCTTGCATCGCTTCACGAAAAGCTTCTGCATCACTTAACAGCAATGGAAGCAGCTCACTGGCTGACTTGCCGAATAACTTGGTCGCTATAGCTGAGCGTTCCGCCGCACTACCAATTGATCCCATCGCCGCCTGCACTTCTTTAAATGCTGCGGTTGGGTCCATCTTCGCAAGCTCTTGCGGATCAAGTCCTAGCTTGTCCCATACGCCACCGTTTTCCCCCGATACGGCAGCTTTTGCAACTTCGACTTGCAGTTTCTTCAGCGCGTTAATTGCTTCGTCGGCTGAGATTCCGCCTGCTTCTTCTGCGGCAAATGCAAACGCTCGTAGGTCATCTGCTCGACTGCCTAGCTTAGCTGCCGTGTCACCAAGCTCGTCAATTCGATTCGCAGCTTCTGATACGGCTCGCTTTACCTCATCAAACGCTGCTGCAATCATTTCACCAGCAGCTTGAATACCAGTTGCTATACTGCCAAACTTAGCTGCTACGTCGAGCTTCCCACCAAGGCCACTGACCTTCGCAGCGATACCATCTAGAACTTGGGTCGCTTTATCTTCAGCAGAGATTACAACGTTAAACCCATCACTCACGATATCGCTCCGCATCAATACGCGATTGCTCAGCGTTCACAGTATTCAGCAAGTCCAAGTACCATGCCGACTGATCGAGCAATCCACCAGCTATCGGCATCAACCCGCGTTCACTGTGCGTTGTCATATTGATCGCTCTTGTCAGGTAGCCATCGACATACTGCCGACCGCACATAGTTAAAAGGAATTGACCATCATTACACGTGGTGCAGGGAGCATTCTTAACGATTCCTGACCCATCGCATATAGGACACTCCAAAGCAACAAAGTTCATTTCGCTTAAGCTGTCTTCGCAGTAACCACCACGGCATCGCTTGCATAGCAGACCGTTGCGTATAGCTACTGCGACTCGTACTTTTTTCGCTCGTCACCCGTCAAGGTAGCGGCTAGCGTAGCTTCACTCACTAACTCCCAACACTCACGCTTCGTAAGAGTCGAGTACAGGTTCTCAATCGAAAAATCTGGCAAGGACCAGCCTAGTACAGTTTCTCGCAGCAAACATTCTACAGCGACATTCTTATCCGCTGCAGAGGTTGACTGCTGGTATTGTTCTGACAACGCTGCCACAGTATCGCTGTCTAGGGCTGACAAGACTTTCAGTTGAAACGTAACTGGTTCCGCATCTTCGCGGTCGTCCTTCAACACGTAAGGTATTGACCCACCGGCTTTGAGTTTTCGTGGCATAGTTGTTAGGTAGAGAAAGTGATACTCATGACTTCGTCTTCAGTCTGATCGTTGCGCAGCGCGACAAACTCTAGGTCGTCAGTGATCAGCTTGTTTCGATTTCCAGGCTTAACAGCAAGCATTTGAGCTTTCGGGCAGCTAAACGTCAGCGTCTTAAGATCCTGCGCGAGCATCGAAACGCTCAACACACCTGTTAGCCTGCTCGTCCAATCCCCATAGGCATCACGAGTCGCGACAAGCTTAGCCTCGGGATTTGCCGTGATCTTAATTTTGCGATCTACGATGACTCCGTGCAGATAACCCGCATCGGTAGTAATGTCTTCTCGCAAGACGATTTCGTTGCCCAGATCAATGGTGACTGCCTCACAGCTCAGCGCTTTGCCGTCAAAGGTTGTCGTTCCGCTGGCTGCTCGCAACGGCATTTCAAGATTCAACGTATCCGGATTGCCAACCCCCGCGCCAGGGTACGTTGGGTCAAGCAATGCAGAATCCGTTACCGGCTCCCATGCACCACGAAACGTCCAATCAACATAGGCTCGGCGACCTGTTGGAATATTAAATACTGCGTTACCTACACAGCCTCGCAGCTTAAATAATCGACCATCATGATAGTGACCAATAGTTAAAGTCTTGACTGCACTAGTGGTTCCCAATGGCACTTCCGTTTTTGGTTTATACACGTTAGTGCTTTTTGTAAAACCACAGGCTGGTAAAAGAATGTCTGCCCATGATGGCTCGGTCGCTGTTCCATCCCACGCCATCGAGGTTTGAAATGTAACAGTACCAGCCTTTGCGCCAGGGACTGCTGGCAATTGACCAAAGCACGCACCTTGCCCATCGCGTTCATCGTAGGTGATCTCTGGATTCATCACTACGTTATAGGCGTTAAAGACTGCGTCAGCATTGGCTAACGAAATTGCAGTGCCAGCAGTCGTCTCGTGCTTGATTGCTATAACGGACTTCCTCAGTAGAAGAACCATAGTCCACTAACCTTTCTTTGCTTTTAATTTTCCAGCTAGCTTGGCTTTCATAAACTGCATACGCCTTGCTACTTGTTTTCGTAGCTCAGCGTTTGTCCACTTTTGTGTACGTTCTGGACTTTGGTTTGCCTCTCGAAATATCAAGTCTGTCGCATTGCTTTCATCTTGTCGAAAGATCTGTTGTCGCTTTTTCCCTTTATACATGCCTTTCGACATGACGACCTTTGGACCTTTTCGCACAAAGACATGCCCAGAGGCTTTAGTCACGATAAATGCTTTTGGGATGAATTGCTTTTTCGTCTTTCTCGGCCCCAGGAAGTATTCGACTCCAGCCCCAAAAACTACTTGCGGCTTGAAATACTTAACCCCGATGCCTTTGCCATGCTTACGCGGATAAAATTTTACCTTACCACTTAGGATCTCTGCTGAAGCAAACGTGATTCGTAAGTGCTGCTTAATTTTAGCTGGCGGGATTAAAATTTCTTTGCGAATTTCCTTTACGAAGTAGGACAGGGTTTTGCGCAACGTTTGATTGATGATGACTGGTAGCTCTTTGCGAACACTCTTGCCAGAGTTGCGCATAACTTCTGCTAGATCAACGAGCTGTTTAGGGTCAAACTCAATTTTAATCATGACAGCCGCACAACGGTTGGGTCACGTTCGGAGACTCGATAAAGAACCTTGAGATACAAGGCCACTCCATCTAAGCCACCATCGTTCACGATGAGCTGCAACGACTGCCATTCAGAATCGATTGCCCATCCACCGAATCTGTGCCAATCCTGACCAGTGATACAAACAGCTTTCTGGACATCCGCAGCAAATTGCTGCACCACTAAATCGATAGGCTCTTGCGACTCTTCATCTGTAAGAACGTGTAGATGAATTACGAACGTTTGATTCCACGCCAAAGCGACTGGCTCGCCTGGAAGCATGAGCTCAGGGACAGGCTCGACCGACCCGTACGTGAGTACGATTTGCCCATCTAAAGGAGTGTAGTTGCCGTTTCTAGTTGGGCGAATGACCTCAACCACAGTGGTTGTGTATAGAGCGCTTCCTACCATCGCTTGTAGTCGCGATTCTAATTCTTGCGCAATAGATTCAACCACAGGAATTGTCATCGGCACTCTAGCACTAACATGCCTTCATCATGTTCTGTTAGTCGAACAATAGTCCGGCGGGTTGGCGTCTTGCCATTTCTAACTGCGAACTCCAGCGCATCCCCGCCAAGATTTATTTCGCTACTGGCAATGCCTTGCGTTGCATCGTTGGCAACATAAACCATAGCATTGGGTAGCACGTTGTCGCCGTCTTCTGGCAACACAGAAAGAGGCTCGCGAACAACAATCGCTGCGATGGTTCGTGCCGCACCGACTCGCGGATAGTAAACGATACTCTCCGCAAAGTCGGCCAATCGGCAGAACACTTTCAGACCATCAGCCTGAATCTGATTATGCAAGGTCATTAGGCACGCTTGCTGAGCAAATACACGTAGTCAATAGCAGCGCTTTGTACGTTGGTATTCGCAGTCTTTTGCAATTGCAAATATGGCTGGAACCCTGCCGAGTAAGCTGACATATTGAACGTCGTGGCTGGTGCCAACCGTTGGCCATTGCAATAAAACTTTACGTTTGACTTGCCGCCAGTAAAGTCAATCACGAAGTGCTTATAGGTCGCGGCTAGCGTGACCCCTGTTGCAATGTCATCGCGATCCGTCGTACCGTCATCGGACTCGACCAACACATTGTTGTTCCCAATCAGACGAAAGCTGGCATGGGAAGTGATAGTGTCAACGTCGTCTGCTCGTGCTGAAGCTAGCCCGAACGACAAGGTATTGGCAGCGTTGAAGGTATTCGACGCTCGAACGCCAAACTTAGCATATTGAATAAAATCAATATCCCAATTCAAGACGTCCGATTGGAACAAGCAAACGTTTTGAATTTCGCTCGTCGCATCGAAGGTAAACGTAGCCTCGCCGTTTACACCACCTACGGTATAGGTTGGTGTACCAGAGCTTGAGGTATCTTGAATATCCCACAGCGCGCCGTAGGTCGGCGAGGGTCCAAGAGTCTGAGGACCGTGGAAGTCCTCGTATAGCCAAGTGTAAAACCGAGGATCGTATGCTGAATCTAACATGGTCGATATTTCCTGTGTGATTGTGAATCTAACTACCGAACGTTCACGTGAACCTTATCAGGCTGCGTTACGATACAAGCCTCGCCAATCGATTGCCTTAACGCCAAACGTTTGACGGATCTTGAAGATCCACGCATCTTTGTCGAAGTCCCATTCGCTTTCGAGCACTGGCGATTCCTCACCGCTCAGGAAGCAAAGCTCCACAGTATCGATTTGCGAAGGATCGGCAGCGAGGTACCAATTGGTAGTCGATGACAAATCCAACAACGGCTCGACAACAGCGGTTAACCCGTTGCTCGGTCCATTGGGTCCGTAAATATTCAGCGTGTTGCTGTTACCAGCAGCACTGCCGCCGACAACCGGATCTGCCGAAGATCCAAGCAACTGCAGCGTAGTTGCCCGATAGTTTGCCGGCACGATGATGTATCGCGGCTCAACGGCAATCACAGTGCCAGCTGTCATTCCAGTCTGCGTCATCATGGCCTTGAATCCATTGTTCAAAGTCGTAACGCTCGGAGCAGCTGCCGAACCACTCGTGTTTGAACCAGACGCATGCGAAGCGCTGAACAACGCATTGCTATCGTTCATCGTCGGGTTAGACGTGAGCACTTCGTAAACCTTGGCGTTTTGCAATCGTCTTGCTGCCACCCCTTGCATCTGAGGGATACGGCTCATCGCGTCCAGGTCATCGTTGACAACCGTTTCCCAAGACACGCTAAACTTGCTCCCGTACTTCTCGACTTGATACGATTCTTTCGAATCAGTTAGCGAGACCTCTGGGTACGGCTGGACTTCCGGTACCGCTTCTAGGTTAGGAATCTCAGAGAAGCGAATACGATTGATCGCCTTGAAGTCATTGGTACTTGGTGCTTGCCGTGCCCAAATATTCCAGGTGTACTGAGCCTCAACATACCCAGCTAGCAGCGACTTTTTTGAAGCATCCAACAACAGGTTGGCAAAAGAACCAGTCGTGTTATAGATACCTGCTCGCTCGATGCGATA